GGATTCATTGTTCTGCAGTGACCTCAGGCGGATCAGGTTCAGTTCGTGCTGGCAGCAAAGCAGTAATACGCAACGGAGATGCTGACACCTGCGGACACAGTCGTGTGGCCGGCAGCGGTGACGTAAGGGCAGGATAATGGCAGAATCAATAGTAACACCACTACAACTCACAGCAGGCGTGGGATTTTATTCAGGCAATGCCATCACTGCCAACACAGCACTGGCCAATACCATTGCTGCTTATTCGGCTGTGCTCACAGGTAATTTATTAACTGTCATAGCTGCCGCAGCCGGCAATGTGAGTCTGGGCATATCAGCAGGCACACTGGCCAATCTCAAAACGTTGGGTGCAAATGTGTCAGGCAACTATTGTCCTGCTCTGGGGGATAGTGTGCCCAGCAACGTGGCAATTACTGTGGGCAATGCAGGGTATACTGGTTCTATCACCAGCTCGGCCAACACGTATCTTGGTTCAGGCGACTTTGGTAAATTTGCACAGGCATTTGGTGCGGCGCAAGGATACATCAGCTTGACCAACCAAGTTATTTTGAGTGCTGTAAATGCCAACGGCAACAACTGGGTGGGACAAACATTCACCAACATGAATGATTTGATCACTGCTGGTATTACCAGAGTAACCACCAATCTGGCAGCATTTGGTGCAGATCTAGCAGCCACTGGTGAGCTCCTTGATTTTTCCGCAGTGGAAAATTTTGGCACCCCAGCCTCAGTGTTGCAACAATTGGCTCGGGCCGGCAACATGACCAACGGCACATTGCCATGTGTGCAGACAAAACTGCGTGAAACAGGACTGTCAGATCAAAACATTGCTGACCTGGTCAACAACAATCGACCCAGTTTGTACAATCAAGTGGCACCGAATGCTCAGCCTTTGCAGGTGATCAGTCGGTTGAGAAACGCTGCCTTGCCACGTGGCGCAGTGTCATTCACAGAAAGTAGACCAGGCGCCCTGACAGAAAATGAATTTGACAGCCTGCAACGTCTGGCGTATCAAGGCATGTGCAACGTGGCTGGTGCATGTTTACAAGAAGTGCTGGACACTATGAACATAACCACTCCCAACATAACCACCATGTGTGAGCTGATGGACCCGGTTAAGATTTTCCCCAACAGCTTTAACACACTGACCTTGCCCACCCCCACCAGTCTAGAGTTGATATATGACAGTCAAGGTGATGTGAATTCAATCATTGAGCCCACTTTGAATTCAGGCACGGTGGTAGTTGTGGGTTGTGATCAGTTGGCCAAGATCATGCCATCTGCACAGGCCGCTGCCAATCGTGCTTTGCAAATTGCACTGCAACAGATAAACGGTCTTCGCAACACCACACCAGCTGTGTTGGCAGGAATATTGCAATGACTATATCACAAACAGCAGCCGCCAATGCAGCATATGGAAACAAAGTCACCACATTGGGCAATTTACCTTTGGCTGCAAATACCACCACGCCAGTGCCAGCTGATGTGGCCACTTACTATGCCACAAACATTGCATTGGGTTCTGGACCCAGTGGTACATTTTTGCTCACAGACTTTTTTGGATCAGCAGCCGGCATTCCTTACAACGCCGATCTTGCCACTGTCACTAGTACTATTTCGGCACAACTTGCTGCCGGCACACTGACTGCACTCAGCACCATATACTCACAAATGATCACATTGATCTCTGATGGTTATGGGTTGCCAGGTGCGATCAATCTTCCAGCACCTTACACCGCAGGAAACCCCTATGCCAGTTATAATTCAGCCTTGGCAGTGTTGGTCACAGCCGCAGATGCGGCCATTGGCACAGCCATCACTGCCATGGGCACTGCTACCACAACACTGAACAACACTTGGTATGACATGATATCAAATTCAGCAAATGAATCGGTCAATCAAACCAGGGCCAGTATCAACTACAGCACACTCACAGCTGGCGCACAATTGCCCATCACAGCTTTTATTCCCAGTCTGGGCGACCTTGGCAAACAAACACAGGAAGGCATGGCAGCACAATTTTTGGAAAGCATTGCCAACACAGCCAACCAGTATGGTCAGGCCATGGTGGGTGCGTTACGTGAAGGCCGCAACACCTCAGGTCTAAATTCCATAGGGCTCACTCCCACCAATGGCGTGCCCAGTCAAAGCGCCAATGCATTGCCGCAGGCCACACTGATTTCCAGCACTTAAAAAGTAATACTTAGGTAGTACTTGACCAGAAATTTCCTTTTTGCTATAATATAGGCATAGAGTAACAAAAAGGAGCCAACATGTATTACATTGTTTCTAGAGGTACTGGACTTATCGTAACAGATGGTCCCAACAGAACCCGTGCTTACAAAACTTTTGGTGCCGCCCGTGCCACACGCACACGCCTGTGCAACAAAGCAGGATGGACAGCGGACCAACTCAGCATTGTTGCCACCAAGCACTACCGACCCCGCATGGTTGAACGTGTCAACATCATGACTGGTGAGAAGTTTGAGGAAGATGTCAACACACCGCACTTCTGCTCACCCAGCTCAGAATCATTCTGGAGCATGTAATACTTGAGTATTACCGTTTTGGCGGTTGACCAATAATTGCCAAAATGCTATAATATGGACATATTGTAACAAAAGGAGCCCAAGATGACATACGCAACAATCCAAGAAGTCAACACTTCTATCATGTTCAGCAATTTTACAAACGAACAACTCAACAGCATAAATGATGCGGTGAGCTATGCTCGTGCCCAGCTTCGTGCAGTAAAGATCCGCACATTCACCAAAGGCGACACAGTGAAGTTTCACAGCACCAAACGTGGTGTCACAGTAACTGGCACAGTGACCAAGGTTGCCATCAAGTATGTCACAGTCAAAGACGGTGTCATGCTGTGGAAGGTGCCAGCCAACATGTTGGAGGCCGCATGATAAACGAATGGGTATTGATTGTTGCCTTTCTCAGCCCTGGTGGCAACTTCATAGACAAAGTGCCTGTGACCATGCCTACCAAAACTGCATGTGAGCGGGCAATTAAAACACTGCCCAAAAAAGGCGAGCACCCAATGGGTGTGCAGTACCGAGGCGTGTGTGTCACACAGGCACACTGGAATGGTACCGAGCCAATGAAAAATGTTCCACTTGATTGACGGAGACAAACAATGAAACGTTATTTAGATCCAGATTTTATCTTATCATTTTTATGGTTTATCGTTCTGCAACCTGCAATATTCTTTGTGAGTATGGCGGTGTTTGTGCAAGCCATTGTTCAAAGTATCTGGGGGTAACATGGGACTTGACATGTATGCATACGTGGCCGCCCGAGCAGGTCAGCAAGATGAATTTTATGAAGGTGCAGAACTTGATCCTGACACTAGGAATTACGTAAACCCCAATGTCAACAAGCCTCGTGAAATTGCTTATTGGCGCAAACATCCCAACCTGCATGGCTGGATGGCACAACTGTGGCTTCAACGTGAAGGCAATGAACTGCGAGAAACAGACAACTTCAACGGCGTCGAACTAGAACTCACTGCTGAGGACTTGGATGACCTGGAGTATGCAGTACAAAACAATCGACTGCCTGCAACCTCAGGATTCTTTTTTGGCGAAGGTGCCGATGATTACTACAAGCCCAGTGATTTAAAATTCGTTCAAGAAGCCCGTGCAGAAATGTTCCTGGGTTTGAAAGTATTCTATAACAGTTCATGGTAACCACGTAAATATATGAATGGCATTGATTTCTCACACAAACAATTCAACGGTATCACTGTGGCAGCCGATTGGATAAGGGACTTAGAAGCATCAGACAGTCGCTTGCACAAAGAACGAGTGATCGAAAAAGCCTTGATGGCTGCAAAACTGGGCAGTGCCAACGCCCAGTGTTTTTTGTTCAACTGCTACCAAGCCTACAATCCCTACTACACATTTCATGTGAAACAAGTGCCCGAGAGTTCTGGCATTGAACATGCGGAAAATCCTTGGCCTGTGTTTTGGGGACTGTTGGAAGGCCTGCGCACACGGTCATTCTCAGGACATCGTGCCCGAGACGCTATCTTGGAAACAATGAAACGCTTTGACAGCCTGGAATGGAACAATCTCTGCAGACGTGTTATTACCAAAGATCTGCGCTGTGGCATCAGTGAGAAAACACTTAACAAAGTGTTGGGCAAAACAGAATGGAAAATTCCTGTGTTCAGTTGCCAACTGGCACAAGATTCTACAGACCAGCCCAAGAAACTCAAAGGCATCAAACGCCTAGAGTGCAAATTGGATGGTGTGCGTGTGTTGGCAGTGGTGCAAGGTACAGATGTCACACTGTACAGCCGCAATGGCAAAGAGTTTGCAAACTTTCCACAGATTGCTCAAGCCATAGAAGACAATCGCAATGCATTGTTCACTATTCCACATGGCGGCCGTTTTGTACTGGACGGCGAGATTGTGGGCGAGAGTTTCCAGAAATTGATGAAGCAAGCACATCGCAAATCGGACGCTGTCACAGACGGCATGGTGTACCATGTGTTTGACATCATACCGTTGGACAGTTTTATTGAAGGTCATTACAACGCACAACAACACAAACGCATTGAAATGTTGGAACGTGTTCGGGCCTTGTTGCCCGACAATGGGCCTATACAGGTCATGAACGGTCTGGATGTGGACTTGGACACAGCCGAAGGACATGATATCATGCAACGCTATGCCGAAGCCGCTGTTGAAGGTGGCTTTGAGGGTATAATGATCTCT